GCGTGGGTCGATGAGATCATCGAAGCGCTGGAGGAGAAAGATGAAGACAGCGGCGATCGTCGCATCGAAGGACTTGTTCGTCGTAGTCCCGTGGATCGTGATCATGGGAGTGCTGACGCTCCTGTTCACGAACGCGACGACCAGTGAAGTGATCGGCGCCGGTTCTGCTGGTGCCATCGCTGGCTGGGGCATGTCCTTCACCCTCACCTACTTCAGGGAGCGTCGCCACGAGCGGGAGTGCCTGAAGCTGGAAGAGGTCAACGATGAGAAGGTTCTTTGAGGGAGTGGGAGTCCTGCTCGGGTTCGCCCTGGCAGGGTTCTTCCTGACTGTTCCCTTCTGGCGTAGCTGAACGCGCAAATTGGGGGGCATCCGAGTGGATGCCCCCCTTCTTGTCTGCTCAGCCCTCGTACTGCGCTCCCTGGCTAGCACGCCAAGCTGCGTTGGAACGGACTGTGCGCCTGTCTGCCGGGCCCGGAACATCGCCCGGCTCCCTGCGGCCCAGCTCTCGCTGAACTGCGCCGTACGCCCGCTGTGCGCGCTTCTTCGCAGCCTCGTGGCTGACGTCGAAGTGCTCGGCCAGGTTCTCCGTGGTGTACGCCATCACGTGGACCAGATACAGCAGCTCCTTGGTGTCGGGCGGCAGCCGCTTAACGGCTGCCTTGACATCGATCAGCTCGACCATACGGTCACCCGTACGGTTGGCGAGCGGCTTGCTGCTCGGCTGTCCGTCGCCGGTCAGGCCGAACGTCTGCCAGTCGGTGTAGTCGAAGACGTCAGGCAGCAGGCTCTTGATCTTGGGAATGGTGTAGCGGTAGAGGTCATCAACACTGTATCCTTCTACCGCTGCCTTCTCTCGTGCGCAGTAGTCAGAGGCTACCTTGCGCAGTGTGGATGCGATCTTGGGCTCCCACTCGGGCCCGTCCTCCACCGCCTTCTGGATCTGGGTGCGCTTCTCGTACACCCAGACCCACAGATGCCCCTCGGTGTCCTCCGAGGTCACATACTGGGGGAAAGCGGAGGACACCGAGCGGGCAACATCACGCACCATCTTGGTCATGATGTCGTAGTCCAGCTCTGCCATGCTAAGTTACTCCTCAGTACGCTAGGAAATTTTTCGGGTCAGTACTTCACGCCGTTGACGTAGAACCCACGGTCCACCATCGTGATGAGTTCCGGATACACGCGCTTCCCGTCGTCGCGCAGCAGCGCGAACGACATGACCCAGTTCACAGCTCCGTCCTTGACGTACGTCGCCTGGACGGGATCCATGATCGAGCCTACGTTCATGGTGAATCGAGGTGCAACCTTGCCCTCGAATCCGTAAGCACGAGTGAGGAGGTATGGCTGGTGGGTGTGCCCGAACACGATGTTCTTGTCGGACCCATACCGCTTGATGAACTTAGTATCCCACGCCTGCGGCGTGCTGGCGTAACCGCTGGACTCGTGACCGTGCACCGCGTATGTGTTGGTTGCAATACGCACCGGACCCTTGACGTACCGAACATTCGTCTTGTCCAGCTCGAAAAGGTTCTCCGTTGTGAGTGCATCCAGAGACCTGAGAGGTGCAGCGTACTGCTGTACAAAGTCACGCAGTCGGAGGTCATGGTTGCCCTCCAGCCACGTGATCTCAGCCTTGGGAGCGGCCTCGCGGAGCCGCAGTAGGACTCCCTTGAAGCCATCGATGTGCTTCTGTAGGGTGGGGGCATACTCGCCCGCAGTCCCCTTGGTCCATCGTGAGACCTGGGGGAAGTCAATGGCGTCGCCGATCTGAAAGATGGCGTCGGGCTGGAGGTCGAGGATCACCTTCGTGATCTTGGACAGGACCAGCGCATCGTGGAAGGGGTACTGGATGTCCGGCAGGATCACCGTGGTCTTGGTTGCCATACCCCGGAGTATACATGAGGAGTGACTGTGAGTGTTAACAGGTGGGAAGCCACGCCTGCAAGGCTGGCTGCACGTGACGCATGGAAGAGGCAGACGCACGAGATGTTTGCCGTGGCCAGGCGGTCCAAGGAGTACCGTCGCAAGATCACTGTGGACCAGCGTGCTGAGGTGATCCGGCGTCGTTACGAGGGCGAAGATCCCAAGGATCTCGCCCTTGAGTTCGGCATCTCTGCCGCGTACGTTCGCAACCTGGCGCCGACTCGTGCCCGCTAATCCGTTCGTCACCTCCGACCCGAAGGACCATGTCCAGTGGGAGGAGCGTGCGAACTGCAAGGGCAAGGCGTTCGAGCTGTTCGAGTACCAGGAGAAGGACTCCCCTCTATGTGAGGGGATGAAGTTCAAGGAGCGGATGGCCTTCAACGTGGCCAACTTCCAGCTCGCTGGTGAGATCTGCATCGAGTGCCCCGTGTTCTTCGAGTGTGGCGCCAACGCCACCGCCGAAGAGAAGTACTGGACTGTCCGTGGCGGTGAACCGCCCGGCCGGTTCGAGGAGGAGTCCAAGAGGTACGACAACGTCGGCAGGCCGAAGGGTGCCAAGAACAAGAAGCACCCAGGTCGTGACGCTGGTGGGCAGTTCGCCCCCAAGGGTCCTCGCGTCTGCCAGCGTGGTCACGCCGTCCCCGAAGGGGGACGGTGCCCGACCTGCAAGAGAGAGGGCAACACCAGGCGTCAGCGTGAGTACCGTGCCGCCGCTAGACGGCAGCAGCGGGATGGTGTAACCTCTTAACTACCGCCGAAGGGACGCCCAAGGTGGTTGCATCCACGCTGATCACGTGGGTGAGTGTCGTGGTGTAGTGGAAGCACACCGGCCGGTGGTCGGAGGTCAGGGTTCGAATCCCTGTGGCACGCGCAGAGTTGTGGTGAAGACGGAGGCTAACTACCCGAGTCACTGGTCACCCCAGTCCTCTCCACCAGGAGGATTACCCATAGCTACGACGGCGTGACTGCCGGTACTGTTACCAGGTGCGACGGGTTTGAGGCCCCGCTTGGGACTGTTGGTCACAACTCCCTCCCCTTAAGGAGTCCTCGTGGAACTAGAGCACATGAGTTACAGTGCTCTGTCCCGCTACGAGGAGTGCCCACGTAGCTTCTACCTCGGCCGTGTCAAGCGTGCCGAGGAGAAGCAAACGTGGTTCTTCCCACTCGGGACCGCAGTACACCAGTGCGTGGAGGACTACCTCCAGACTGGCGACGCTCCCTCATTCGAGGAGCGGTTCTACCCACTGATCGAAGCTCAGATGAAGATCGATCCAGTGGACGTCAACTGGCTGGCCGGTGGAAGTCAGGATGATCCTATCATCCGTGACAAGGCAGTCGAGTTGGGCAAGCGTTGCGTAGACAACGCCATCAAGTTCCTCGATGACATCGAGGTTTGGCACGTGGAGTACGATGCCACAGGCATGATCGCTGGCTGCGAAGTCCCGATCAAGGCGTTCATCGACATCGTCGGTGAGCACAAGAAGCATGGTCCCACGATCGTGGACTGGAAGTCCGGTAAGCAGAAGCCGAAGAGTAACCTACAGCTGGAGACCTACGGTGTCCTGCTCAACACTTCGACTCCCCTCTCCGGTAACGATCACCCGTTCACCGATCACGGTTCGATCAAGTTCGACGTCGGACTGTGGGCCATGGTCAATCCAGACGCACCCAATGCTCGCCCCGTCAAGGGCTTGACAGAGGTGGACGCGAGCGCTCTTGGCGCTCGCTACCAGGCAGCCTACGAGAAGATCAAGGAACGGAAGTGGCAGGCCAACGCTGGCTTCCACTGCCGCTTCTGCACTCAAGCTCCGAACTGCCTGATCGAGGCTGGCCCTACTAAGAGGGCCAGGTTCTACGACCGATCCGATGAGGAAGGTTTCCCCTTCTAGTGGACATCACCTACCGGATTCCGTCGAAGAAGGTCCCCTACGGTTACATCGAGTTCACCGACTCGACTGAGATGGCTGGCCTGCCCGACCCTGTCGCACTGGCAGAGTGGTACGCCCAGTTCATCAAGGAGTATCAGGCGGCCGAGGTCGCAGCCTTTGAGGCTGCACCTCGCAAGGCCAAGCCTGCTGTTGTTGTGCCGGACTCGGCAGATGACAGTGCGATCGATGAGGCAGCGAAGATGCTCAGCGATGGGCTCGGCGGTGCGACGGAGATCGATGAGAACACTCCGGCCAAGCCGTGGGACAAGACGTCCGACGAAACCGAATCAACCAACGAGAAGCCCTGGGATCTTGACGATTCCGCATGGGACATGTGAAACAAGGAGACATATGAGCGACGTCGATGACATCCTCGGTGGTTCCAAGACCCCTCCGGGTCTGAAGTTCCCCACCCCTGGCACCAAGCACATCATCCTCATCACCGAGCAGCCCAAGTCGGTGCCGGTGCGTGAGTTCGTGAACGGCAAGCCGGGTGAGCGACTGTACTTCCAGTCGCAGAAGAAGGTTCGGGAGTCCGAGCTGAACCTGAACCTCCCCTACGACCCGATCCCGGCGATCCTCGTGATCGGCCAGACCAAGGGCGGTGACGCTGTCTCCCTCCGGCTGGAGGGTGAGAAGCTGAAGGCCACCCGCAAGGCTGTCCGTGAGGGCGGCAAGCTGGTCGAGGGATCCATGTTCGCCATGGAGTACACCGAGGACGACCCCGACAGCAAGGGTCCGTTCCCCAAGAAGCTCTACGCGGCTCAGATCAAGAACCAGGAGTAGTCCTTGAAGACGCTCTTCCGGAGCGTCCGACGTGGACTGTCGGCTGGGGAGCCGCTTCCGGCTCCCTGGCCGGTCTTCGATCAGAAGAAGATCACGTTCCGACGCTCGTCCATTCAGATGATCGCCGGTCCTCCAGGTTCCATGAAGACGGTCATGATGCTCAACATCGTTGACCAGATGGGGCCCGACGTTCCGACTCTGTACCACTCGTCCGACTCGGATGACTTCACGATGGCAACCCGTGTCCTCTCCATGAAGACTGGGCTCACCACCGAGGAGTCGGAAGAGATCATCATGGCTGGTCAGCACGCACAGTCTGATGCCCTCCGTTCGTTCGGCCACGTCAAGTGGTCGTTCCATGCAGCACCTACACTGGAGCACATGTGGCGTGAGGCTGAGGCATTCCGTGAGGTGCATGGCGAGTACCCGCACCACACCATCATCGACATCCTGATGGATGTCGACTACGAGGGAGCCGGTGAGCAGAACTACTGGGCCCTCATGGCTGAGCTGAAGGTGATGGCTCGTGATCAGCAGACCTCTCTGACGATCGTGCACCACACCTCCGAGTCCGCAAAGGGTGGCACTCCTCCTCCGAGGTCGGCCATCATGGGCAAGGCTAACCAGCTACCGACCACGATCATCACCCTCTGGGGTGATGCTCACAACGAGTCCATCGACGTGGCCGTGGTTAAGAACCGCTTCGGTCCGCAGGATGCGATGGCCAAGAAGTTCTTCCGCATGAAGGCACAGCCTGCGCTGTGCCACATCGAGGAGGATGACTCGGCTGATGGCGTCCTGTTCAATGACGGCATCGGTGTGGCTGACAACCTGAAGGTGGATCTCTTTGGCGACAAGTCAGAGTAGGAAGCACCGTGGCCTACGATCGCAGAAGGTCTTCGCCGATCACGTTCGGCCGCTATTCCCTTATGCAGAACCTACAGGGGCAGGCCGTCAGGGTCGTGACATTCTCAGTACGCCTGGCGTCTACTTCGAACTCAAGGCAAGGACAGGCTTCGACCCGAAGTCAGCCCTCAAGCAGATCGAGGCGGATGCCAGCTCGGATGTGGGAGTGGCAGTCCTGCGGCTCAACGGTCAGGGTGAAGCCAACATCGGAGAGTGGGTGGCCTGTATGAGGGTCGACACTCTGATGCGTCTCCTCAAGGAGGCAGGCTATGGTCCGAAGGACGAAGGAGGATAGGGTCTTCCCGATCTTTCCGATCGGGCCCATCCTCGTAGAGTACGGTGGCGAAGAGGTTCGTGACGACCACGGTTGGTACGCCTACAAGTGTCCCTTCCATGGAGACCGAAGCGCTTCCGCTTCGGTCAACACGATCCTCAACGTGTTCGTCTGTCACACCTGTGACATGAAGGGCAACGCCACGCAGCTCATCATGAAGAAGGAGAACTGCTCCTATGTCGACGCTCTCCGTCGTGCAGAGGAAGTTGCTGGCAAGGGCGCAGGAAACGTACAGCAGTCATCTGTCGGAGGCCGCCGCGTATCTGGAGGGTCGAGGAATCGATCTGGCAGCCGCGCGCTCCGCAGGACTTGGCGTAGTTCGTGATCCTCTGCCTGGCCAGGAGCGTCTGGTAGGTCGACTGGCCATCCCTTACATGACCGGGGCTGGCTGTGTCAACATGAACTTCCGGTGCATCGCAGACCACAAGTGCAAGGATGTGGGGCACGGGAAGTACCAGCACTGGCAGGGTCTCTCCTCCAATCTGTACAACGTCCAGGCGTTGGACAGTGCGGGTACTGCCATTGCTATAGCTGAGGGTGAGATCGACGCCCTCAGTTCCACTCTGGCTGGCATCCCCTGCGTGGGTGTGCCGGGTGCAACCAAGTGGGAAGATCACTGGAACCTGGTCTTTGAAGATTTCACTCGTGTGTACGTCTGGCAGGAGGGCGACGACGCTGGCAAGAAGTTTGCCGACCGAGTCGTCCAGGAAGTGAACGCCGTAAGGGTTGAACTTCCGTCCGGCGAGGATGTAAACTCGATCTGGGCGGCGTCCGGAGCGGACGCCCTGAGAGCAAGGATCCGGCGATGAGCACCGTTTACCTCATCCTCAACGAGACCACGTTCATCGGCACCGACCAGGTGACGACCGAGCCGGTCGAGGTGTACGACGACCTTCAGGCGGCGATGGACTGGATCCACGACCTGGCTGAGGACAACGGCGTGCAGGTTGAGGACGATGCCAACAGCGTCTACGTTCCTCCGTCCGAGGGGATCGAGACGGACGAGTACTACATCATCGAGATGGAGCTGAAGTCCCGTGGGTAACGGATACAACAGCTGGAACGAGATCCCGTTCGATGCTTCGGCGTCGGCGGAGGAGAAGGCTGCGGAGTTCGAGGCGCAGTGGAACGAGAACGGGGGCAACGACCCGCAGGTCGACAACAACCCGTACTCCAAGGAGAACTTCAACAGCGAGCCTGACCGGAGGGGCAAGTGAAGCACAACTGCACCAAGCCTCCGCACTTCCCGCCCCACTGCGGGTGCCCTGCCGGATGAGTCGCAAGGACACCCTGGGAGTCGAGGTGGAGAAGGGTGACATCGTCTTCTCCGCCCCTCGGCACAAGTACTCTGGGAGTCCTGAGATCGGTCGCGTGTCCGGAGTCTTTGACTCCGGGCGCGTTACCATCCAAGTCCCTCAGAAGGTCAGCATCTACGCCTACCAGCGTGGTGCTCCGGAGATCGAGCAGACCTCGTACCGGTACGTCACGGACGAGGATGCTCAGCCTGACAGGTGGGGCCGCAAGCCCTACAAGCGCGAGCAGTACACGTACATGGCCAAGGACTACACGGTCGTTGGTCACGAGTGGAAGTGGGTCCGCAAGCAGGCTGCGGACATCACGCTGATCGTTCTCCGCAAGAATGGTGAGGCGAAGAAGGCTCTCGATGAGCTGCTCGCCGAGCGCATCGGCCTGAACGATCTGACCAGGAACCTCAACCTGGACTACGATGCCGAGCGACCTGCCATTTCGTAAGATGACAGACGTCTGGGCTGACGAGGCTAAGTGCACACGACGCCAAGTTGGTGCCGTCCTCTTCAGCCCAGACGGTCACACAGTAAGCACGGGATACAATGGAACGCCGAGCGGCAGGCCCAATTGCACGGAGGGTGGATGTCCTCGGGGGAAGCTGGCCTACGATGAAGTCCCAGCGGGAACCGACTACAACGCAGTCCCATGCACAGGGGTCCACGCCGAAGCGAATGCAATCGTTCGAGCAGGATCCAGGGCTGTGGGGTGCACCATCGC